TTAGTCCTGCCCCTTCTTGACTGTGACGCTTTCACAGCTTTTAATCGTTGTTCGGCTTCTTTCTTTGTCTTAGAGTAGCCCGGTACATTGACTATCTTCCAACCTTTAGATGTCTTCTGTATCGGCATAGTATTCTTCTTAATTAGTTAAAGTTGCGAGGGGGCTTTTACACCCCCCCGTCTTACACTTACTGCTTAGGCGTTGACAGCCAGTACGAAACCAGCATCAGCACGGAGTACACCAGTACCGTACAGAGTATCGGCAGTGTACATATTAGCAAGATATTCCTGCTTGTACTGAGTCTGAGAACGAACACCCATCTGCTCAACAAGAACCATAGTATCCTTGTGAATCAGCATAGAGGCTTTGATAGCATCACCAGCGGTGTTGTCAGCAGCGGTTTCAATAACAGGACAGTTAGAGGAAACATATACGTCAATACCGTACAGGTTACCAATCAGACCGTTAGAGACACCACGACCATCAACAAAGTCAGATGATACATAGCGGTCAATGCCCATGATTGCATTGCGGAGGCTCGGCGGGATAACAAATACACGACCGTCCATAGGAACGTCAGCATCGTCAGCCAGCTGGATGAAATCACGGAAGATAGCATCAGTGAATACATCGGAAGTTGTTACAGTGTCAACAGCATAGGCTGTCAGACCTGTAGAAGCATCCGGGAAGTAGCAAGCACTGTGTACCCAGCTAGAGCCGTTACCGTTGCCAAGAGACTTGCCCAGAGTAAACAGGTCATCATCAACCTGCTTTGCCAGAGCGTAGCCAGCATCACCAGTGTAGAAGCTACGCAGTGAGGCCAGAGCCTGAACGTCAGTGATGTCTTCAATAAGACGAGTGTACTCAAAGTGCTTATCAATAGTGATAGACACTTCGCTCTCTGTATCCTGCTGCAAGGTAACAGCGGTATTCGCAGCTTTGGCATTAGCCTGGCCACGAACGGGTTTCGGGATGTGCAGAGTGTCACCCTTCTTACCAGACATAGACATCTTGGTAACGAGGTTTGCAAGAACGAGATTCTTCTGATAGGCAGCGATTACCTCGTCAGACCAAATCTCAGGTATAAAAGTTGCTGCTGAAGTATTATCAACAGCGCCACCCATTGCTGGGTATGTAGAAGTAGTAAGAGCCATGTCAATCTCCTAATGGTTAGCTCTTGACCCTCCCCTCTGCGTAAGCCTTCAGAATCTCATCTGATAGTGCTTGATAGCGGTTAGGGTCAGTTCTCATAAGATTAATAATGTCTGCCCTTCTGTAGATTTTCCTAGAAGCCTTTTCACTGCTACCACTAGCACTGCCAGTAGCGGCTGCTTTGACTTGCTGTTTGCGCTGAGACTGTTCAGCCCTAGCAGTCGTACCTAGAAGTTCCTGACGCTCTTTCCAATTAGAGAAAAGCTCGTCTGCCGCTTCAACGTCATACTGCTGGTCTGCTTGTTTAAGCAAGCGAGTGCGCATAGTAGAACCATTAACCCACTCTATGAACTTAGCATCCTGTAGGATACTGTTCATGTCTGGATGCTTCGTCTGAAGCTGTGCCAGAGCAGTGGACTTACGGTACTCCTGCGCCATCTGTTTTGCTTCCCTAACAGACGGGTGATTGTCTATAGCTTTACTTACAGCTTTGTCAGGCTCTGCAAAGAAATCTACTTCTTCGGCAGGGTCTTGCTTTTGTGCGAGTTGTGTCTGCTGATTGATGTACTCATCTACCACTCTCCGTAACTCGCCTACTTCTGAACTCTGTTTACCAACCAGCTTCTCAGCCTCTTGGTGCATCTGTACAAGTTCTTCAATAGACTTGTTGCGGTACTTATCTGGTATTGAGCTACCCTCTGGTTCTGCAACTTCTTCTACAGCTTCAAAGGACTCGGTAGAGACATCCTCTTCTGGACGCTCATCAATAAATTTAGCCATTATTAAACTCCGTGCTAAAACATTGTGGATTGGCTTATAAGTTTCCCCGGAAGGGGAAGTTATGAAAGGGTCTGATTCCCTTATGGGGAAATTAACTTGTCTTTCGTTCTTGTTTTATCTTCTGCTCTCTCTGCTTGGCCCATCTCATAGTGGCTCCGGGGAAGTCACCTGAAATATGGTCTAGCTTAGAACGAACAGCAGATATTTGCTTTAGCGCAGGACTGTCACATTCAGGGCAAGTAATCTCTTTTGTGTCAGAGCGTACTAGCTTCTCTGTAACATGACCCTTCTCACACTTAAAGTCAAATAGCATCATCTTCGTTATCCTCAGACTCTGCTTGCTCTTTTGCAGTAATCATTAACTGCTCAAGATTCTTTAGGTTAAAAAAGACTGTAAGTTGTCCCTTCCGATAGAAAAGGTCTTGTTCGTCTTTAGTAGCCTCTACACTATTCAGTTGTTCTATGTTGTTATCTACTTCTCCGATTAGCTGCTTCCAGCCTTTTGTTCTAAATAATTCAAAGAAGTTACTGTAGTATTCCTCTAATTCTTTATCCATTTCACCGCCATTATTTTTTAGGTTTTGTTTTCTTTGCAGTCTTTGCTGCTTTCTTAAAGGCTGCATCAGTGGGCGCACCTTTAGAACCGGGTTTACGCATCTTCTCTTTAGACCCAGCTTTAATTCTCTTTCTTTTTGCGTGGATGTTAGCGTAAAGACCTGCCATAATTACCCCCACTGTTTCCTAGCTTTTGCTTTAGCATTTTTAGAAAGACTGCCGTAGTGGTATATCTTCTTTGACTTCTTAGACATAGATGCCCCAGTCATCAAAGTACCATCAGGATGTTTATGGTAACTCCCTGAGTGGACAGTGCCGTCCTTAAAATAATGTTTAACGCCTTTAGCCATTAGTACGGCTTCTTAACCTTTTTCTTTTTCATTGGTGATTCCTTCTTAATGTAGATTCTTTGCTTGGTTTAGTTCTACTAATTCTGATTTCATTTCTACAACAAGTTCTTTATCTACATACTCGTACATCTTTATGACTTCTTCTACAGACCAAGTACCATTGGTGTTCTGTATAATAAAAAACAAGATGTCCATTTCCTCAGCTTTGTATTTCTTCATGTAGTCTTCCGTTCTTTTAAAACAGCTAAGGAAGCCTGCTTGGTGGGTGTTTCTTCTAGTTGTTGTATTACGTTGTATATCTCTACCACTTGCTTTGGTGTGTACTGACCTCCTGTGTACTCCAAGATAGTTAGTATTAAACTAGCTGGGTCAGTGGTGTACTTCATCACCATTTAACTTTATCGGCCCAGTACGCTGCGCTCATCTTTCCTTTGTTGATGTTCTTAGCGTGTCTGGCTTTAAACGATGCCCTACGAGCTTTCTCTTTAGCGGTTGAAGGATTCTTACCAGCACCAGAGACACCCTGCTGTCCAAACCTAATTGTCTTTACGTTATCGCCTTCTTTGGCTACAACGACATGAGACTTAGTTGGATGGCTCGGAGTTCTCTTCGGCTTGTTGTATCCGCTTACCCCTGCCCTTTCCAGTCGTGGGTCTTTCTTCTTCTTGTCTGGCATTTTCTAACTCCGCTATGCGGTTATTTAGTCTTTCAAACTCAGCATTAACTTGCGCTACTACTGCTTCTAGCTCACGATGGCTGACCATTAGTCTGCTCCTTTACTGCTATCTCTCGTTCCTTCAATAGCGTATTGGCTATTTTAATTCTACGTTCAAACTCTTTATCGTCCTGGTCACCAGCCTTGAGGTTAGTTGCCACAGCCTTCAGCCTGTCATTCTCAAGCTCAATAGGAATGGCTTGTGTCTCGGCAGCAATCTTCTGCGCCCTAGCCTGAGACTCAGCGGCCTGTCCATTGAGCGCATTAGTCTGTGACTGCTGGAACTCAAGCTGTACCTGCTGTGCTGCCTGAGCTGCTTGCTGTGCCTCTGGTGACGGCTGAGAAGCCTGTGCCAGTTGCTCAATCAGTTCCTCACGGTTAGACAGGTTCATGTTGTCTATGATTGACTGAATGAGGGAGAGGTACAATGGGGAGTCTGCTGGCATCGTCTGTAACAACTGGACTAGCTGAGTGACCTCGTACTCACGGGCAATAATGCCCAGAGAGCTAGAGGCAACAAACTTGTAGTCAGCCACAGGATACGCTTCAGGGTTAAACTGCATATACCTGTGAGCAGCTTTGGTTACAAACGGTATAATGAAAGACTCTTGGAAGTTAATCAGTGTGCGCTTGTGACGCTTGATGATTGCACCAAGAGACATGGAGATACCAGCAGCGGTAGCTTCCCCATTGATTGAGCCGGGAATACCAGCAGAGTCGATAGCACCAGTAGCGGTCTGTACCATCTTCTGTAGCTCTGCGGCCTGAGCAAAAGTTATCTGATTTACCTGACCAAAGTTAAAGGGCTGGAGGACTTCCCTTGGGTCACCATTAGTCAGAATCAGCTTACCCGGCTTCACCTCTAAACGTGCGCCTCTCGGAATACGAGTAGAGTCCATAGCCATCATAGGATGCACAGTCAAGGCCAAGGCATCAATCCTAGCCCTCAGTTCTGCATCCAAAGCCTTCTGGCTGTTGTAGCCCTTCTCACAGACACCACGGCCCCAGAACCTTCCCGGTACAACGTCCCACGGGAAAGCCACAATAGGCCGGTCTTGCATCATGTAGGGGTTACGCTCTGCCTTCAGCAGAATACCGCCATTAGCCATTACTACGATGGCTTCTACATAGTAACCTTCTTCTTCCTCGGTATCGCCCAAATCGACTACTTCATCGTCTTCATCGACATCGGCGGCATCAAGAAGATGCTTCGGTACTAAGCCGTAGTATTTAGTGAGTCTTACTTTATCGTCATCATAACGAGTAAGCTCCTGGTCTGGTTCTATGTCAAAGTCAGGAGAGGCTTCTCCTACATAGACATCCTTGAACACTCCTTTTTCCTGCATCTGTTCAACGTAGTGACGCGGAACAAACTCATCAATAGCAACACCCAGAGCGTCCTCAATGGAGGCAGCAACAGGGTCTATCAGGAAATTCTGTGGCATGATGGGACGTAGCTTACAGGTAGTCTTCTCTGTAATGTTTACGCCCACCGCCTGTAGCTCACCACCCATGATAGGCTGGGTAGCAGGAGCCATCTCTTTAACGTCCTCTAGGACAATCTCAGCAATGCCTGTACCAAATACAGCAGCATTGATTAGTGACTCAGCAACAGCCTTACGGACTTTGTTCTGTGAGAAGTCTTCGTGGAGCTGCTCTCTCAGGTATACGATGTCAGCCTTCTCAGGGTCATTGCGGTCATCTTTGATGTCAAACCACTTACCACGCCCAAAGGTAGCTTCTTCAATCTCTGCTACAGAAGATTCAACAGCTTGCTGAAGCGCAGGGCTGATAATCCTTGAACGCTCAGAGTCCCTTGTACGGTCTTCGGCAGACCAGATACCACGCCACAGACGATAGTATTCATCAAACTTGTCTGCGTAGTTAGCTTCAAAGTGGTCACGCCAAGTATCCAGCTTTGACTCTAGCCAACTCTCCAGCGTTTCAAGGAACATTTCTCTATCTTTCATAAATTAGTATCCTGAGACTACGTCCAAGAACTGATAGTCTTCTTGTGGCATATCGCCTATGCCGTAAGCTACATTTGCTAACTGGTCTATATACGCCAAGGCATCCACTGTATCGTCATGTACCAACTCGTTAGGAAACTGGAAGAGTTCATCTAAGAACTTCATATTCCACTCTCCCTTATTAAGGCTAATGACTCCGTTCTCAAACCGTCCCTGCAAGGCCCACATCACCCTGTCAGTCTTTTTCTTATTAGCGTGTGACAGTTCATCGACCCGGAAGAACACCTGGTACTTACGCATCAAGTCGCTCAGAGGGGACATAACAGCCTGTCTGGCTATACCCTTCTCTATCCCTACCGATATAGGTTTGTAGTCCCGTACAGCCTGTAATATCTTCTCAGCAGTGGTATTTAAGTCCCATCTGCCTGTGATGATGTTGGCTATCCACCAGTTACCATCGTCCTGAACTTTGACTACTGCAATCGCTGTAGAGTCCAGCTTAGTGTTCTTAGTGCGCTTCTTGCCGACTTCTTCAAAGCCAGCCATGTCTATCGCTATGTAATACTCACCACCGTCAGGTTCAGACTCTTCATACTTAATCCATTCCTCCTTAAACATCTCAGAACCCATCGCTTCAAAGGAAGCCATGAACTCCTGCCTGAAGGCATAAGAGGACATAGACCGTTTAGCTCTGTCTATCTCCGTGGGGTCAATGAGGTTGTTGTCGTAGCTGGTGAAGTGCCAAGACTTAAAGTCCTCGTCATCACCTAACTCAGCGTACTTGAACAACTCATAGAAGTGATTACGCCCCATCGGTGTTCCAATGAACAGAGCCGAACCCTTCTGGTCAGCCAAGGCGGGACGTAGTATCTGCTCCCACACCTCTGGCTTCATATCAGCGTATTCGTCCATGACTAGAAACTTTAGCGAGACACCACGCATAGTCTCTGGACGGTCTGCACCCTTCAGCGATATGGTAGCTCCGTTGATGAGCTTTATCTGAAGGTTGTTGATATGACTTCCTGCTATGACTGGATGTCCCAGTTCCAACAGGATAGACCACATAATGTCACGAGCTTGTCCCTGAGTGGGGGCTACATAAAAGACATGACCTCTTTCAGCTTGCAGGGCGTTTATTATCAACAGCCAAGCAGCTAGGCGAGATTTACCTGTTCGTCTACCAGCAGCTATTACCTTGAATCTGGCTTCGTCATTAAAGACTTTCTTCTGCCAGTCAAGTAGCTGAACATTTAATTCTGTCACAGTACCAGTATTAAAGTTACCACTACAGCATAGACAGTAAGACCAACAGCCACACCGCCCAGCTTAACATTGTCAATAGCAGAGACTTTGACACCAATCTTCTCTGCAATAACTTCTGCTTTAGCAAGTACGTTTTCCATGTTTTTACCTATAAAGTTGCTGTAATCGGTAATACAACTTATGATTTACCCCTAATCGTTATATGAGTGAGAGATCGTTGGGAAGTTTCATTTAGTTGTACGTCCAAATTACAGGTGTTGTAGTACGAGTATCAACATGGATAAACGTATCTGCTATGCCTATGCCCGTAAAGCCTATGGTCATTGCATTCTGTACTATCTTGTACTTTAAATCGCCAGACAGAGCCTGTATATCAGCCGCTATGCCTTGGCTATGAGTACCTGGTGTGGCCTTCTTAGCCTCAATCGGGTGGTCAGCAGCGCGATACCCAGAGGTAATCACAAAAGGAAAGCCACAAAGATAGCGTAACTGGTCTATCTTCTGCAAAAACGTGTCTTTCATCTCGTTTTCGCCGCTATACTGACAGTTGAACTCGTCTATAGTGAAATATTTGAGGTCAATCATCAGTTTCTTCGTACTCTGCCTCTATCGGCTCTTGTTCTGCTTCGTTGTAGGGAGAAATATGCGCTTCATTAACGCCAGAAATAGTAATATTGATAGAACTTTTACCCCCAGCTACCTTATCCTTTTCAAAATAAGACAGAGGAAGCATTCTATCCATCAATAACTTCCAAGCTGCTGCCTGATTCTTGTGATCTTCGTTCAGAGCAGCATCTAAGATAGTGTCTAATACTTTTTTAGACTTAGGAGAAGCCAAGATGCGAGCTTTAAATTCATTAATCGCAGCAGCATCGCCTGGAGGTCTACCCCTAATTCCTCTATTACCCTTTTTTTTAGATTCTACAAGGGCTTTTTTTGGCCTACCGATCTTAGCCATAAACAGGAAATAAACCTATACATAATGTTAATCATTATGCTCTTAGTGATTATGTCAGAATGTTTATAATTCACTATTAATTACTAAGTATTAATGACTGTAGTGAAATCATAATGTATATCTACATAATATTATACCACGACTTTTAAAATCTGTCAATACCAAATTCTAAATTCCTTCGGAATGTTACATTATGACGGCGCAGATTGTGTCCCTTTCTGCCCTTTCCTGTCCCCCACTGCGACAGTTCTGATTCCTTTTAGTTATCAAGGGCTTGTGTTTTCCAGGCTGTAAGCTATTAAGACGGTAATAACGGGCATTTTGCTGGCATTTTGCTCTTTTTTGTATGCAGGTTGGTTGCTATTGTTTTTGCATCCGGTCTGGCCCCTCCCCGCCCCTCAAAATGCTGCCACCACGTTAAAAATTGTTAACGAATTGTTAAAAATTGTTAATCCTGGCTGTGTCACTGTGTCCGCACTAGGTAAGTATATGCCAGTGATATGCCGGTAGCATACTGCAAGCATATGTCCACACCTTGGGAACAGGATGGAAAGCAGGAAAGAATGGGCGCAAGTAGGTGCCTATTGCCTACAATCTGACAACAGATTGAAGCAGGAAAAATAATTACAAAAAAGCTTGCACTCAATTACACAATGTGGATAATCAATTGCACATTAATAGGAGGCATACATTATGACTATTCAAAAGCAGATCAATTTCATCATGCGCTACCATCAAGCAGGGCAATCAGATATCGCCATTAAACTGCTTGAAGGCATGATTAGATCGGCATTATCTAAAAAGCAGATCACAATGGCACAACAGGCAATCAATACAATAAAGGGAGAGGCATGATGCGATATACATTGATTTTATTAACAGCAATTGCACTGGCGTTCTTTTATGCATACGCAATACTTTCATTCATTCTATAAAGGGAGCAATCACTAATGACTATTCGCTACAATCAAGAACATACTTATACAAAAGAGGAAGCACATTCTATTGTTAATAGTCTTCAAAGGGCAGAACAAAAAGAAGGTGAAGCAAACAGGTTTACTTTTATCCTTTCATGTGTCGGTGAAGATTGTTACAAAGTAGCAATCTATGATGCAGATAAACAATTCAGGCATTACTTGTAAAAGGGGGTAATAAAAATGACTAATAATCTTATATTGGCAACAGGCAAAACAGCAGTTAAAGAGCATCGCGGTACTTTGCGCATATGGGTGGAAGGGAGCAAACCGGCAAAGGCAGGATTTATACAAGGCAAGCAGTTTACTTATACACTGGTAGAAGGTGCGCTAATTGTCACCTTGTCTGCTATTCCCTGTCGCACTGTATCAAGCAGGAATACTTTAGATATCACTTGCAGGGAATTAGAAGCTTATTTTGTAGCAGGTGACAAGCTTATAGTCACTTATTCTGAAAACATGATCACTTTCAAGAAGGCATAATCTAATGACTAAAAACGACTTTGAAAAACAGTACAATCCGCACACTAGGTGCTATATCACTTATAGGAATATCTTAGGCGATAAGATGCGCGGTTTACTACTGGACGGCATACAAACCAGTACCAATGGCAATCTATTCTGTTATGTAGAAAATTTTTACAATCGCGTAATGCTTGAAGATATTGAAAGCTTACAAGATACCGGCATTTCATGGGTAAAGTGATGCCATTGATCTAATAACTAGCATTGACAATCTATTTAACTAAAAACCAGGATTTTCCTAGGGAGCATATAAAATGAAATATCTTGCAATTGGTAACAATGCAAAAACAATCAAGTCAGATAAAGGTGGCGAATATTTAACGGCCATTATGTATCTTGCGCCGGCAGATATTGCGCACAAGATCATGGGCAAAAAAGGCACATTCTGCCCAAAAGCAGAAAAGGCAAAATGTAAACAAGCTTGCCTATACAGTGCCGGTAGAGGTGCATTCACTAACGTACAACAGGCCCGCATCAATAAATCCATTGATTTCCTGCACGATCCTGTTGCCTTTGTGGATCAATTGAAGCTGGATATTGTGAAAGCAAAGAAGAAGGCGCAAAAGCTTAATGTAAAGCTTGCAGTGCGTCTTAACGGCACTTCGGATATTACTTGGGAAACCTGCAAGGGAAGCAATGGATTAACATTAATGCAGGAATTTCCTGATGTTCAATTTTATGATTATACAAAACTTCCTAGTAGGAAAGTGCCGGAAAATTATCATTTAACAGCATCCTATAGCGAAGCAGATAGGCAATATGCCGAAAAGACGCTAAAGACTAATAAAAATATTGCTGTAGTTTTCAGAAGCAAAAATTTACCTGCCACCTTTAAAGGCAGGAAAGTAATAAATGGCGATATTACTGATTTGCGGTTTACTGATCCCGATAATGTCGTTGTAGGATTGTACGCAAAAGGCCGTGCAGTAAAGGATAAAACAGGTTTTGTAATTGATAGCGATATTATCGCAGTAGGTTAAACCATGATTACTCAAGAAAAAGTGAAAGAAGTGAAACGCTATTTAAAACGTCAATGGCACGATCAAAAATGGCATGATCTAATGAGTAAGGATGAATCACGCGCAATTTTATTTGCACTGGATGAAGTGCCTTATCCGCAACATTTAAGGGATATTGTTTCAGAAGCAAAAAAATACATGAAAGCATTAAACCACTAAAACCCAGGAGACAATTATGTTAATAACTAAAAAAAGTTTAATAACTGGCAAGGTTAGAACACTGGATATTGACTGCACAGTAGAACAATTATTAGAGTGGCAAGGTGGTGCATTAATTCAAGATGTTATGCCGCACCTTTCACTTGATGATCGCGAATTTATAATATCAGGCACTGTGCCGGATGAATGGATTGAAGTAGAACAAATATCACAAGAAAACTAGGAGACAAGGTGATGGAAATCATGACATTGAGAAAGCACATTAAAAGACTACAATCAATCGCTAAACAGCATCCGAAGGCACTTGATATGCCTTTGATCTTTGCCAGTGATGCGGAAGGCAATTCTTTTGACTATGTATATTATGACGCTGATTTTATGCATTACGATGCAGAAGAATGCATGGCAGATATGTCCGGCGAAAAAGAAGTCAATGCAATTTGTATAAACTAGGAGACAATCATGGAAAGTGCAAAAACCAAAATTTTAGTCAGTCAATTTGACGGCAATGGACGTTATCAAGTAATCGTGAACAATACTGTGCCTATCATATATCACACCTTGCAAGGCGCACTAGACTGGGTTTTTAAATATTACGATCATGATAATGCCTTTATCAGTATCGACACAAGGGAGGCGCAAAAATGAATGTTTTGATCGGATGCAAATATAGTGGCGTGGTGCGCGAAGCTTTCAGGAAGAAAGGGCATTGTGCGTATTCATGTGATCTGCTCCCTGCCGATGATCAGTCGGAATGGCATATACAAAATGATGTTATTGCAGCAATAACAGAATCGCTACCGTGGGACTTGATCATTCTGCACCCACCATGTACTGCTTTGACTGTTGCAGGAAATTCTACTTATGGCAAGGGAATGCCTAAGAATGATGAAAGGATGAAGGCACTTGAATGGACTCATACATTGTGGCGAATTGCAAAAACCAGGGCAAACCAGGTTGCATTAGAAAATCCTGTTGGAGTCCTGAATAGCATTGAGGGAATGCCAAAAGCAAACTATGTTCATCCTTGGCAATTTGGGCATCCTGAACAAAAGAAAACAGGTTTATGGTTGCACAATCTGCCACCATTAAAGCCTACTAATATTGTTTACGCTGAAATGATGCAATTGCCGAAAAACGAAAGGCAAAGATTACACTATTTGCCACCTAGTGCCGACAGGTGGAAAATCAGATCGACTACTTTTCAAGGGATTGCTGATGCAATGGCAGATCAATGGGGGTAAACATGACGAAACCAATAATATTGCACCTATGTGCAGATACAGGGAGCGACTCATATCCTTACAAGGTGGCGGGTTATGATGTCAGACTGATCGGTAGTGAAATTGGCGTAGAAAACTATCATCCACCTGAAAAGGTTTATGGTGTCTTTGCGAATCCAGTTTGTACTTACTACAGTAAGGCAAGGGAAGCAAACAAGACGAAGGGTGACGAAACAAAAGGGCATTTCTTGGTTGACGAATGTTTGCGAATCATTGACGAATGCAATCCTGAATTTTATGTCATTGAGAACCCTGCCACAGGTACTTTGAAGAATTATCTTGGTAAACCTCAATTTGTCTATGAACCTTGGCATTTTGGTTCACCTTGGACTAAAAAAACAGCATTGTGGGGCAGATTTGAACCACCTATGCCTATTTTTGACGACTGGGACAAAGTGCCAAAGAACGACAAACTATACATAAGACCTAACAGGAAAAAACCTGGGTTTGCGTTTTTGCATAAGGTAGCAATTGAGCATATTGATGAATTTGCGCCTTTTTCTGTTGATTCTGATATGGAATTTAGATCATTGTGCAGCCAGAAATTCGCACAGGCTTTTTTTGACGTTAATAATTGTGGTATTTTCAATTGCATTATGTAATTATGAAATTTCTATAAACCAAAAGAGGATAGCATATGGTATGCCAGCAATGTGGAGCCGACTATGTCAGAATAGCTGATCCGTATGGAACAGGCGATTATTGGTATATTCTGTACGAAGCCAATTGTACTTGCGAAGAAACCCAGGAGGATGAAGATGAGTAATGAATTTTATGGAATAGGTTATATAGAAGAACGTGATCACTCACGATTGAAAAGTAAATCACAACACGTTTTTGAAATCATGAAGGATGGGCAATGGTACACTCTGTCAGACATTGAAAAGATGACAGGATCGCCACAGGCATCCATCAGTGCCTTCATACGAGGTTTCAGAAGGCAGTCCAATGGTGGTCATACGGTTGAGAGAGAGTATGTGCAGAATGGTTTACATCGCTATCGTCTAATTTTAAATGGAGACAGTCATGAGTGAACATTGTGATTGCTGCGGGATAAAAACCGATGAACGTAGTTTAGAAAGCGTAGGAAATTATTTTGTTTGCAGGAATTGTTACAGTAATTATGATTCTGATTCTGATTTGATCCGAAAGATTCAGGAGTCGGATGAAAAATCAAAAATGTATAGCACAATGCTACGCAATGCGATTCTTACTGCACATTTTGATTTTATGAATCAGGAGAAATTGTATGAAAATTAAAAATTTGAAGACTGACTGGGAGTTATGGATTTCCGGTGTCGGTAAGATCATTATGCAGGACTGCACTTACATTGATGCAGTAGATCATGCTGAAGGCTTTGGATTGCCTTACGGTATAAAACAAATAAATAATTTTTCTGTCAGGAGTGAAGAAAATGCTGTCTCAAAAAGAAAAACAATTGTTTGAATACATGGAGCGATTCCTGGGTATTAAAAATGTTGACAGGAATTACGCCGATGCAACATTGAAGGCATTAGACAGGGTGCAACCAAACCTCAAAATAGATCATGGAGTCAGCAATGTTAAAGCTAATCGGAAAAATTAAATGCTTTTTTGGGTTTCACGATGCAGATATTTTTATGTATCTACCTGAAGGTGAAGTAGTATGCTATCGTTGTGGAAAATATTTAAAGGAAATCAAGTAATGAATAAATTTGATAAATTGGACAGGCAATGGTTCATCATGTCGCACAATGGCACGATGAGACACTTAGGTGAATTCAATAACAGTCATGAAGCAGAAGCGGAAGCAGATAAGCATAAAGACTGTCTTTTCCTGCTTGACTGGCGCATCATGAATGACTGGAAATGCCTTGCTTCAAAAGTCTACAATGAAACCCTTGCTGAAGTATCTAAGGAATTCCAGGAAAGTTTAGATGAGGCACATGGTCATGCGACTCAAAATCAATCAGCTTGAACCTCTTGTGAAAGAGGTCAGAATTCCAACGCCCTGCATCGGTATATGCAGCACCTCCACTATCGGCTGCCAGCACTGCACAGGTTGTTCAAGGTTATGGAGTGATGTAGTGGCATGGAATGGCCTTGACAATGATAACAAAATCAAGGCGTTAATCAGGGCGTATCGACACTCTGTGTTGAAAGAAGAGGGGCTAGTCGATGACTGGGTACAATATTCACACCTACCGAAGGAGTACAACCAATGATAAATTTCAAAAAGATTAAGAAACTAGGTATGCTTTTAAGGCTAAAAACAGGCCGTTACAGGCTCGTGTTCACTAAGCGGGACGGGAGTACAAGGATTATGTTAGCGTCCCTTAGAGGCGTTCCTATGACTTCTGGAGGCCGTTCTAATGTTCATGGTAGTCCTGATCACATTGTAGTGTATGATGTAGAAAATCAGGGATGGAAAACCGTCATCATAGATACCATTCAGGAGTTCAGTAGAGCATGAGTCATGCATCAGGGTATGATCATGGAAGATCGCATCTGCCTAAGACCGTAGAAGAAGCAACAAGGCTGCGTGAGAAAGGACTAAGCGTAGCCAAAATCCAGGAACTTACTGGAGTGCCTTACAGTACGCTAAGTTATTGGTTTTACAGGAAAAAGGGACATTGGCAGAAGTAACATAATGTTCACAAAGTGTGAATCACTAATAACTTTTTACTGTTGTGAGACTTTATGAAAACATAATGTTCATATAAATATCATGAAATAAGGATAAACACAACATGATAGAAAAATTGTTCATGCGAAAAATAGATAATGAAATAACCATATTGCTAAAGGCAATGAAGGATGTACAAGATGGTATCTTTACTGTTAGTCAAGCTAGTAATTTTTATAGCATTTCTCCTGCTGATCTCGTCAAGATAGTTGCCGAAGTAGAAGAATATGAAAGGTGGTTAAAACGAGTGGAGATCGGACAACGTGTTAAATATGCAGATTAATGACTTAATTTTTACAATACATTTCAGGTGGGGCATAGGACTGGATTTAGAATCTACAGGACAAGCTGTCCCCACAATTGTTTACGATGATGAAGGCACCATTGAACCCTATATGTACAACGGATGGAGTCTAAGAATTCCTTTCGTTCTGTTTAATTTAGGAGTCCTGAGTGAGTAAAGCATACAAAACAGATCAGGTCTGCGACAGTTGTGGCGCATCAAGGGGCAAAGCATATTACCCTGACAATTCCAGTCACTGCTTTGCTTGCCGTGTCACTAAGAAAAATGACCCTTACAGTGAAGACATTCCAGTGATTAAAGTACCAAAACAAAAGCCTGAAGGGCATCATGACAAACCCACAATGGCTAAGATACAGGCAATACTAGGTACAGGAGAATACAATTATCACCCTGAAAGGAAACTATCAATTCATACCTGCAAGAAGTTTTCCTGTTTATACACCCATGATCGGACATACTTTGGCTACTTCAATGAAGATGATCACAGGATACCTGTTGCTGCCAAGATCAGATATCCAGGAAAGAAGTTTAATATTGTAGGCAAATGGGAAGACACTACCCTGTTCGGGCAGAATGCCTTTACAACCGCGACAGGTAAATACATTACGATCACAGAAGGTGAGTACGATGCCATGTCTGCCTTCCAGATGACTGGCAGTCAATATGCTACTGTAAGCCTGAGAAATGGTGCGCAATCAGCAAAAAAAGACTGTCAGAAGCAAAAGAGATGGTTAGATAAGTTTGAACGCATATACATCTGTTTTGACGATGATGAACATGGGCGCAGGGCGGCAAAGGAAGTATCCACCCTGTTCAAGGACAAGGCGTATATCTTCAAGCATGAACCTGGGTTTAAAGATGCCAGTGAGTATCTAGTTGCCGGCGAAGAAAAGCTATTCATGAAGAGATTCTGGGATAGCGAAAAGTACATACCAGAAGAGATATTGAACGGTGCTGACCTGTGGCAAAAGGTGATGGAACCACCCTGTCATAGTGACCTCGGCTATCCTTTCCCCTCCATGAATAAACTGACCTATGGCATCAGGGATAAAGAACTGATAACAATATGCGCAGGGTCAGGACTCGGTAAGAGTCAATTCATGCGAGAGATCATATATGAAGTATTTACCAAGACCCAGGACAACATCGGAATGCTCTTCTTGGAAGAGTCGGCAGCAAAGACAGTAGAAAGCATCATGTCACTATATCTAGATAAACCCCTACACTTGCCCATAGTGGAGGTGGATGTGGATGAAAGGCGTAGAGCATTTGACGCTACAGTAGCATCCAAACGGTTTTTCCTGTACGAGCATTTCGGTAGCACTGAGATTGACACGATAGTCAGCACGATAGAATACCTTGCATCGGGTGCGCCTGAATGCAAGTACATATTTTTAGATCACCTGACAATGGTAGTCAGTGCGCAGAATAATGCTGACGAGAGATTGGCACTGGATGAACTAATGACCAAACTACGCACGGCAGTACAGGAACTAGGTATCTGTTTGTTCTGTGTGTCG